ACGCGGCCCAGACGCCCCTGTTTTTGATTATATACAAGACCTAGAAAAATACTATGAGAGGCCCGACCCTAGTTTGATTCCTTTACAGGAACCGGGCACCGGCATTCCTCAGAGCATACCGGGAGGTATGCGCCACGGCGGCATCATGTCATTAAGGCGCAGATAAAATGGCCCGTCCTCCTCTCCCTCGCAGCAACTTCGGAACAAGCTCCCTTGTCGAGCGCAGGGACGCCATTCCTCCCGTGGAACTTGAGGAAGGACCGGAGGTCGATGTTGACGTGATCGATGAGACGGTCATTGAGACACCTGATGTGAACATAGAGCTTGAGGACGACGGTGGCGTCGTCGTTGATTTCGATCCCCGTATGGCGGGTCCCGAGACGGATGATTTCTACGATAATCTGGCTGAGTTGTTGGATGACCGTGTCTCCAGCAGCATAGCTTCCGAGTTGATGGAGCAGTATGAGGCCAACAAGAGTGGGCGCAAGGAGTGGGAAGACGCCTACCGGACAGGTCTTGAGCTTCTTGGATTTAAATACGAGGAACGGACGGAGCCTTTCCGTGGCGCGACGGGCGTGACCCATCCGCTCTTGGCCGAGGCGGTGACGCAGTTTCAGGCACAGGCTTTTGGAGAGCTGCTTCCGGCAGGAGGGCCTGTCCGGACGGAGATCCTTGGAAAGGTGACGCCCGAGGTCGAGGATCAGGCAGAGCGCGTTCGGCACTTTATGAATTATCAGATCACCTGTGTGATGAAGGAGTACACGCCGGAATTTGATCAGATGCTGTTTTACCTGCCGCTATCTGGATCGACCTTCAAGAAAGTTTACTATGATGAATTCCTGGGTCGCGCTGTCAGCCGGTTTGTACCGGCGGAGCATCTTCTCGTTCCGTATACGGCGTCGGATTTGGAGACAGCGGAAAATGTAACGCACGTCATACAGATATCGGAGAACGAGCTTCGCAAGAAGCAGGTTGCCGGTTTCTACAGCGACGTTGAGGTATCGGCAACGCAGGCCGATCCTTCCGAAGTCAAGGAAGAGATGAACGAGATCAGCGGTGTCGAGCCGTCCTATCTGGATACCGACATTACGCTGCTGGAATGCCATGTCGATCTGGATATCGAGGGATATGAAGATCTTGATGATACTGGCGAACCGACAGGTATCAAGCTTCCGTACATCGTTACCGTTTCCGAGACCAATGGTAAGCTTCTAGGCATTCGTCGGAACTACAGTCCGGACGATGAGGGGCGCAAGAAGACCCAGTATTTCGTGCATTTCAAGTTTCTGCCGGGTTTTGGATTCTATGGCCTTGGTTTGATCCACATGATCGGTGGTCTCAGCCGCACGGCGACGGCGGCTTTGAGACAGCTTATTGACGCGGGGACACTTTCCAACTTGCCAGCCGGGTTCAAGGCGCGGGGTCTTCGCATCCGGAACGACGACGATCCGTTGTCACCGGGCGAGTTTCGCGATGTTGACGCACCGGGAGGAGCGATCCGTGATTCATTGATGCTGCTTCCGTACAAGGGAGCCGATCAGACGCTGTTTCAGTTGATGGGTTTCTGTGTCGAGGCCGGTCAGAGGTTTGCAGCAGTTTCAAATCTTCAGGTTGGCGACGGCAACCAGGAAGCACCTGTCGGGACGACCATTGCGTTACTGGAGCAGGGCGCGAAGATTATGTCCGCCATTCACAAGCGGCTGTTTTACGCGCAGAAGGAGGAGTTCTTCCTTTTGGCCGCTGTTTTTGGGCAGTCTCTTCCTCCTGAATATCCTTATAACGTGGTCGGTGCCGAGCGTACCGTGAAGGCGCAGGACTTTGACAACCGCGTGGACGTTCTTCCCGTGGCTGATCCCAACATATTCTCGATGGCGCAACGCGTTACATTGGCCCAGACAGAACTGCAACTGGCCCAGTCGGCTCCGGATCTGCATAACTTGTATGAAGCCTTTCGGCGCATGTACAAGGCCATCGGGGTCAAGGACGTTGATGCCGTTCTGAAACCTCAGGAGGAGGGAGAACCAGCGCCCAAGGATCCGGCTATCGAAAACTCGGAAGCCTTGGAAAACCTACCCTTGGTCGTATTCCAGGGGCAAAACCACGATGCGCACATCATGGCACACCTTGTTTTTGGATCGGCAGGCACCGTTCAACAGATGCCTTTAATTGCCGTCGAACTTCAAAAACATGTTATGGAGCACGTTTCCGTGAAGGCCAAAGAGCAGGTTGCGGGACAAATGATGCAACAGCTACAGGGGCAACCCCCCAATGAGCAGCAGGTTTTGGAGATTGAAAGCATGGTCGCGGATTTGATTGCTCAAGGTATGCAGGAGGTCAAGGCACTTGCTGGTCAGATTGCCGGGGGCGGTGAGGAGCCTGATCCTCTTATTGCGCTCAAGGAGCAGGACTTGCAGATCAGGGCACAACGCGATGCGGCGGAAAACCAGATGGACCAGGCTCGTCTGGAACTCGACAGGCAAAAAGCTTCCCAGACCGCTCAGTTGGGAGCGGAGAGGATTCAATCCGCAGAGGATATTGCCGCCGCTCGCATAGACGCCGCTCGCGAGCGCGAAATTATGAAGCAGCGGCAGAACCAGCAACAACAAGGTTAGGAGATTGCTATGGCCGAAAAAGGAAACGGCTCCGTAGGCGTCATTCGCAAAGGCTCTGTCATAAAGGATCAGGGTTTTGTGCCTTACAATGCACCGAAAGAGGAATCGACACCGGAAGTTTCCACGGGTAAAACCACTTCCGGAAAAAGCCGTGGTATGGGTGAAGCCGAGCGCGGCGGTACATTTAAAATCTGTTAAGGAGAACGGTTATGGACTGGATTACTTCCAGGATAAAGGAGCCGTCTAGCTGGGCAGCAGCAGCGGTAGGCGTCGTTGGCATTGGTGTTTTGATCAATCAGCCTATTGTGACGATTGTTGGGATTGCCGTTGGCGGGCTGGGATTTTTGTTGAAGGAAAAGGGCGTCATTTAGGGCGATGATCAAGCTTTATCTGGCGATTATCGTCATAGGGCTGGTCGGTGGCGTCGTTTATGGCGGGTATTACTACTATAAGGACACGCAGGCCCGTATCCAGATCCTAACGGAGAACTCAGCCAAGTTGGAATCCGCTAAAAAGATACAGGATCAGACGATTGAGACGCTTAAAGAGGATGCAAGCAAGTACCGCAAGCTCAACAAGGACCTTTCTTTGCAGCTACAAAAGGCACATGACTACAAAAACAAGCTTATCGGCAAGTTAAGGAAGCATAATTTGACGCGATTGAGTCAACAGAAGCCCAATCTGGTGGAAAAGAAGATAAATCGTGGAACAAAACGGCTATTTGAAAGGTTTGAGTCTGATACTGCTCTGCCTGTTGTTAAGTAGTTGCAGTACATGGCCTAAACTTACCCGACTTGAGGTCAAAACCGTCGAGGTTGACCGCGTAATACCTACGCAAACACGACCTCAACCGATAAATTTGCATGATATTTCATGGTTCGTGGTCACTGACCAGAATTTCGAGAGTTTTAAGGCTCGGTATACGAAACAAAACGGCGCTTTCCTGTTTTATGCTATCAGTGTGAGGGATTACGAGACGCTGGCCCTCAATATGGCAGAAATTAAGCGTTATATCGATCAGCAGCAGCAAATTATCATTTATTATGAAAAAGCGGTAGCTCCGAAGCCCAAACTGAAGCCGCCCCCTAAAGCGAAGAAATAATGGAAGAGGAAGATATTAAAGATCTTAGCGGCTGCTTTATAACTCTTGCGGTCATCGTTTTTGGCATTGTCCTTGGGACGGTGGCGTCGTTCTCTGCCTTTGGCGCGGACACCAACACCATTAGTTCGACGGTCGTGACCGATAAATCGGTGCCCACGGCCAATGCACCATCTGTCGTGATTAACAATAACGATGTATGCCGAACGGGTATGAGCGTTGGTGCTCAAACTGGAATTATAGGGGTATCTACGGGCCTTACCATTACCGATGACAATTGCGAGCGTATAAAGCTGTCCCGCAGCCTTTACTTCATGGGCATGAAGGTCGCGGCGGTTAGTTTGCTGTGTCAGGACGCGAGGGTATTCGACGCGATGAACATGGCCGGGACCCCCTGTCCGTACAAGGGCAAGATCGGCAAGGAAGCCAAGCTGGCGTGGGAAGCAAATCAGGACGACGCACCCGAAGACAACAGAACGTTCAGGGAGAAGGAAGAAGAATACGAAGAGGAGAGCGACGAAGAAGAGGATAGTGATAAGGAAGGGGATGATGACGAAGAGGAGGAACCTGTTCGTCATCCGAGCCCTGGCGACCCTGATTGGACTGAATAGATGCAAAGATCACTTATGTATCTAGTGCCTTTGCTGGTTTTCTTGTCAGGAAGACCCGGTTTAACAGAGGAGGTTGTAACTGGGCAGGAGACTTCTTCTAATCAATTACCGGCGATGAGCGAGTTCACTCAATCCGGCGGCACCAGTGTTGGCACGGGAAGCGGCTGCTCACCTGGAGAATATTGTACAGCGGGGCAGCATGGCCCTGGAGGGACTTACTCCACTACGATAGATCTTGAGGATGCAATGTCCATTGACCAGATCAATAGGGGTTTTGATTTGGCATATGGGGTGGATGTTGATTCCCACCCTTCCAATACGCATGTGCCAACATGTGATGGCGACACGATGGCATCCTTTGATTGCAAGGACATCTTCCGATTGACGTTGTCGCTGTTTGACGAGAACTCGGCGCTTCAGCATAAATTCGAGCATGAGGTCGAGTTGGATTTCTCAGGGCTTAAAAATTACAGCTACTCACAGACTATCCCCGAGAATAGTTATACGGGTTTGACTGGGAATTTCGATCTGTTTGGAATTGATGCAGGATATCCATACGGCTACTACGGACCACAGTTCAGCAACCCTAGTCTTACGGCCACTTACGATCTGGTAACGTTTATTGAGACGGAGATAATAAATATCATTCAGAATACCGATGTGATATTTGATACTCCGATCCAGACGGTGGAAGTCGATATGGCACCCTCCTCTCCAGACCAGGAAATGGAGGACATGGAAGCTCAGATCGAACAGGAAATGGCCCCACCTTCGATTGAAACAATGGCTAGTAGCACAGTTTCTCCAGAACAGGCCGATATTCAGCCGCCTGTACAAGAGCAGCAAGCGCAGGCCGAGGTGGAACAGGAAATTGAAGCTGAAGTAGAGACGGAGATCGAAGCTGAAGTGGAGACGGAAGTTGAGCCAGACTCTGAGACAACGCCAAGCCCTGAATCGTCTTCTACAAGTGAGGAGACGCAACCAGATGCAGAACCAGAAGCAGAGCCTGAGTCAGAGCCTGACGCTCCCAAAGTCCTTGTTAAAAAGGCCGTCAAAGAAAAGATTGCCAAACGAATAATGAAGCGTATGGGGGATAAGGGACGCTATGACGCTAGCAATCAGTTAAAGACCTTGGTGGTGATGCAGGTTCTGGGAGACAGCAAGTCCTTCTTCAAAGCCACGACTAAGCTGGAGGACACTGCTGGGTTTTTCAGTACAGCTACGGTTCCAGATGCTGTGATTGACGGCAACAACTTTGCGCAATATATCCTCTTTGGTGGCTCTGATGCGAAACATGATGCCATGATTAATTCCCAGTACAGGTAGG